CTGTTCCAGTGAATGGGGAAACGTATGTAGGTGTTGTCATATTTATGGCTCTTGAACAGAAGTATTTCGATCGATTTTACGGGCATTGTCTTCACCCTTAATTGCAGTCATAGCATCATCAAAATAACCTTTCCAAACACCTATCTTATCTAATGCTTTTAAATATACCATTGAGTGATATAAAGCCCCATACAGCATTAATTGAGGAGTTGTGGCAGTGAATAGATTAGTTTGGTTGCTTGCATCCAATGGTTGGATTAAGCTATAATAGATTATTTCAACGGGATAGACTGCATCCGGTTTTGGAGCAAAATTCCAGTGACTGTAGTCATAATCAGCATAATAGATAGGTTCTCCAGAAGTAGATTCAGATTGAAGCTGCGCCACATAGTCTTGACCCCTTAACAGTATTGGAGCTCCATTGATTTTCATAGAGATGGTTTTACGCCAGCGAACTGGTTTATCTAGTACTGTTTGGTTCACTGCTAGGGTAGTCTCTACCACATTTAATTGAAGCAGTGTCTTTAACTCAGCAGCAATACTTGCCTCTGTTAAAGCAATTATTGTAGGAATTGTAGCTACAAACTGATCATCGTTTCTTTCAGTATAGTTAATGATATCTGCTACAAGGCTATCGTAATTCATTATGGAGCTCATTTAACTATCTCGTGTAGTAACTGAAATTTGGTTGCAGATATATTGGAGATTTGTCTCTATCTTCTTCTTCAAATTGTGTTCTTAGATCTAAAGCTAATTTTTCTAAGTATGCTATTCTATTCATATCAATATTAGGTAATTGCATAGCTAATTTATGAGATAGCGCCGCTTGAATGTATGGGAGCACACGATCTGGTAGATATAGTTGATTTGATAAATCACCAACATCTTGTGGTTGCATTTCAATTATCAATTGAAAAACTTGATAGTTATTGCTTGGTACTGGCCATAGATACATTTGAGGATCTACTTGCCTGTTAAACCAATACTGTAGCGTTCTTTGACTTGGAAATTGTTTATTAGGTAAATTGAAATAGTCTGTACGATTCAATCTAGCCATTGGAATTGTTTGTTGACTTTGTGCAAATTGTATCGCTCGTAAGGAAAATGTAGTGCTAGTATTCCTATTAATCAACCGATAAAAATAAAATTGTTGTGTATTATTTACAGAGATGTAAGACCATTCTTGATCGTTTAATGTGACATCAGGGCAAGACTGCCATGTTTCCCACGTAACCCCATCATTACTTACTTGAAGATCTAATGAGTATGTAGCTGTAGTATCTGGACAGTACGCATTAAATCCTACATAAAATATTCGGGTTTGATTAGCATAAGAAGCTCCGAAATAGTTTTCTGTAAGCGTAGTCGTAGCAAATTCATTTAAGTTAGCGTTACCACTTTGGTCAAACAAAGCTGGAGCACCGAGGTTATCAATTGGATATGATTCAGCAATCGATGGATTAGTAATATAAACCCAGTTAGCTTCTAATACATCAACTGTATTAACCGGCATTGAAAGTATTTGCTGATTAGTTTGTGCACCAAGCACAACCCATTGCTGTAACCAAATATTAATACCACGATTGACAGAATTCTGGAGTACATAAAATAAGGCTTGCTTACCCGCATTAACGTATTCAGGCGTCATTTCTTCGGTCTGTTTACCAGCGTCGCGGTATGCATAAGATATCAATTGATCAATCGATATCTTAGTCTTATCATATGTTCCAGAATATGCCAAAATTTATTTACCTTTTACTTTTTTAGGAAGGTTCTTAGGTGCTGGAGCTTTAATAAACTCCTTGCCTACCTTCTTAGGAATGCCAATGGTACTCTCACCCTCAGCAGCCGCGTACATAGCTTTTTGTTGTGCTTTTGATTTAACCGGCATTTTATTGACCTAAACCTGGATTTCCACCAGCCATTGGAGCACCCATACCACCAGCTTGACCTTGACGAGCAGCCATCAATGCTTGGATCATTTGTGGAGTGATTTGTTGGCCACCTTGAGGCATTCCTTGAGGAGGCATACCACCACCTTGAGGCATTCCTTGAGGAGGCATACCACCACCTTGAGGCATTCCTTTAGCTAATGCAGCCATTCTGGCTGTATCTTGAGCCATTTTAGCACGTCGCATTTGTTCCAAAATAGCTGGGGGAATATTAGGCGTACCTGTCATACCACCATCAGCAAATTTCTTAATCTTACCGCCAGCTTTTTTAGCAGGAACTTTACCGCCAGCTTTTTGCATATCATCAATAGCATTTTCGCCAGAACGATTAGGCTTAACAGCAGCTTTATTTGGGATATCTGCTTTTTTATCGCCTGTAGGCTTTACTTTTACAACAGCATCTTTGTTACCCGCGGGTTTTGTTTCTTTTGCAGGAGTTTCTTTTTCTTTAACTGCAGCTTTTGATGGTACATCTAACTTACCACCAGCTTTGAATTTTTTAACAGAGCCTTCAGCTTTAGCTGTACGACCGCCTTTTTTAAGTTTTAACTCAGGCTTTTCACCTTTTTCTTCTTTGTCAATCATTTTCTTGATTAATACTTTATCTTGAGCTTCATCATCATGAACCTTACCACCTTCTTTTTTCTTCATGATTTTACCACCACAAGCTTTTTTCGACATACTGCCACCATAAGCTTTTTCAGCAGCTTCTGAAACGCAGCCACCAGCTTTCATTTTAACCATTCTTTTAAAATCTTCCATTGTATTGCTCCTCGAGGTTTTTGAATTGAAGGTGATCTGCCTTCTAGTTATACTAATACACAAATACTATGAAGTTCGCCCACCAGCTGTAATATAGAAAGCTTTTAGATCAGCCATTTTATTGGTATGTTGTCCATAATTTGATCCGGGAAGTGATGCCCAAATATTAGATATTCGTACTATAGCTGTTTCAAAATTACCCTTATTAATATCATCTAAAGCTCCACGTTCATGGCACTGCATCAAAGCTATTCGATCTTGGCAGTCGGGTGAAAAGTCAGGTAGGTTTAAAGACTGCTTATAGTCATCAAAGTACCTAGCTAATATTTGGTATCGTCCTGCTGCTGTGGATGAAAGCGTGGCACTAAGTCTAATAAGCTGTCTAGGATGATCAGCGTAACTTAAAAATAAATGTGGAGTGTTGGGGGTAGACCCAACGATTACATTATAACCGTTGTCTGATTTGGCAAGAAGAGCTGGGCCTATCTCAGAATGCGATATTGTATCTAGTAAAGCTTTTTCATTTTTGGTCATATATTGCAGCCTGTTCTAAAGCCCAATCTTGTGCGTTAAGTAATTGTTTAGTTGTCTCAGTGCAATCACTCTCTAATTTTTCAAAGGAGGCACGAGATACTGTGTCTGGGGCTTCACTGTCAAGCTGCTTGGTAAGGGTGGGAACGCTGGACACTGTACTGCTATTGCTTTGACTGGTTGAAATGATGCGCAACCAGTCAGATCCAGGAGTAGGGCTAATACTGTTAAATATTTGATTAAATTTAGTGTTTGCATTTTGAGTTTCCTTATTTGAATCTGTGGTTACTTTTGCGGTGATTAATACCGCTTTTTCTGCGGCGATAGAGTCCACTACTTTTTGTTTATCCCAATTAATCTGGATGGTTTCTTTTCCTGATACATACCCAATATGGTGTGAATAAAGAATAGACCCTACTAATACTGCTAGGATAGCTATTTGTTTCCAGTACGCTGCTAAGAAGAGCATTTTGGCATCACCTTTAAATCATTTATACAATCATTATCTGGTATAGGAAACCTTTTATAATTCCCTGTTCGTAAATCAAATACTAAAACATAACTAGAATGCTTTCTAGTTGCACTTTTAAAATTAACAGATACCCCAACTACTAATTTATTATCATACAGATCTAACCCACGTAAAAACGTCGTTTTTGGATCCACTAATTTATATCTGGTAATACCTAGGGCACCAAGATCAATTTTTAAGAGCTCTCCGGTCGATGTAGAGAGCGTATATAATTGATTATTAAGAATCCTAACGCCATGACAGCACTTTCCACCACTAGCTATCATTTTTAACTCTAAAGTGTTCTTATCTAAGTATCCAAAATCTGAATCTACTTTTTTGTTATTATGCCTACAAAAATAAAGTTTATCTTCTGTATTAAATAAGGAATTGACATGCCTGGAGTCCATTACATCAACATGGTCCGGAGCCGCAGGAGTTACAACCTTATTTAAAAAGTTGACATTGATCTGTTGATTTTCCCCATTTGAATAAACCCCAATACAGTCAACTGCAGTGTTGCATGTATACCAAGTATTACCATCTTTAATAATTTGATGGGTATTTATATAAAGTGGAATATCTATCGTGTGATCAAAAAAGCAAGTCTTTCTATTGAAAGCTGCTAATCTGTCATTTGAAGCCACATAGATAAATTCATTATCAAACTCAATACCAAAGGGGCGGTATATATTTCGCCCCTTACCCTCTAAGTTTTTAGATAGTAATTGAGATGATTTATTTTGTTTATGAATGACAGCCCCAGTGTCAAAATTAAGAGCTATGAAATCATAATCATCTGTGGTTAATATAATCATTCAACCTCCAAGATAAAGTTAATAACTACTCTTCTTTTATGGTCAATTGGAACTGTGGACCTATGGTATGTTTTTGAATCAAACCAATAACAGTTCCCTTTCACTGGAGGGGATCTATCTACTACAGTTACTTTATCATCATCTAAAATTATAGTATCGCCGTCTGAATCCATTACATAGTATACAAATGTAATGAAGTTTCCCGGAGTTTTTGGATCTACATCGGGATGGATTAAATTATCTAAAGACCCCGAAGTGTGTGATATATTAGGAATTAAATTTCCTTTGATACGCACAATCCGCTTAATTTTAATTCCTGTTTTTTCTGCGAATATACCAACCATAAGATTGGTTATATTATAATATTTAGACCAGACTTTTTTATATAAAAAGAAAACATGTGTTAATTGAAAAATATGATCGTCTGGGGTTTCCGGAACAATCTGTTCAGCATTCCAATACCAAGGAAAACCGGTTCCTGTCATCACAGTATAAATTTCATCTTCAAGTTCTTTGGGTAATATATTTTGTATAATCATTCAATCATTATACACTAGTGTCTTTATATTTCATAGAAATAAATTTAGAAGCCACTGCAGCACTTCCAACAATACCTAAGTATGCCATCCAAATATCTGCAGATGGATTTGGAATCATAATAAACTTAATGGTGCCAGCCAAATAAGCTATGTTGCACCACAGCTTAGAATGACTTACTTTCCCATCGGCTGTAGAGATAACATCCGAAAAAATAGACATTATTTTTTACCAGAAATTAAAAAGTAGATAAAGGTTCCTGCACCTACAATTGCCATAAACCATCGAGCTGCAGCTCCAATCCACGCAAGGGCTTTTAGTGCTCCCTTAGCATCTTTCCAAGCAGCTAATAATTCTGAAGTATCCTGTTTGATGCCTACAAGATCTTCTTTTAGGCTATCAACCTCTTCTTTAAGTTGCTCTAATGAGGCCATTATCTAGTCTCATTTGCCAGACGTTCAGCGGCTTGAGCAATTGCTAAGGCGATGATTGGGTTTGGGTGAGGTACCTCAATGGCTTTAACAATGATGGGTGTTTCCACTTTAGCTACAATCGTTTCTATTTCAGCTTCTAATTCTTTAAAAAATGCCATTATACTTTACTCCAATTTTCAGTAGGTACGGTCGGCCATGTTAAGTTTCCTTCTATAGGATAGACCGCCATATTACGTACTGCATTACGATAAGCAATAAAGTCAGCTTGATTAGTTAAATAAGGGTTCGCCATTTGTGGGTTGCCTACATCGGCAATCGTAGTCCAATCGGTAGCAGAGAGTAAGCCTGATGCTGTTGCTTTATTTTGGTCTGCTGTGGGTGGTACTTCTATACTAGGCATTGCATCAGGTAATTCAGTTTGTTCACCTGTATTGACATCAATTGAAATAATCATTTGTTACTCCCATAATATGTTAATAGAGCCAGCATCAAAGGTATCTGTGCCGTTTACTGTAGTGATGCGGACTCGGTCAATAATAGAAGCTGTTACTTTAGTTCCAGCAAGTACAACCATTGCTGGAGTAGCAGCTCTGTAAAAGTTGCCGAATATATTATAGGTTGTTCCAGATACTAAATTAATAATAGCTGTTCCATACTGACTTCCAGCGGCAGGTGGTATTCCTGCTATGTCAATACCAAATCCTGTAGTGTAATTTGATACACCACTTGTTGATGCAAAACCACCACTTCCTGTTAAATATCCAGTAACCTCTGGAGTAGTTAATCCTATTTGAATTAAAATATTTGATGCGCCACTTAAACTTACGCCAGCAAACATCACAGTAACCCTCTTAGCCCAACTAGGAATACCTGTAAAGTCTATTGATGTACCTGATGTACTTGCTACTGCTGTACCTGATGTTACAGAACTACCCCATGTGGGCGCACCAGCTACTCCTGATATTAGCTTTTGTCCAGCAGTACCAGCAGAATTGATTGCATAAGCCGTACCAGTTCCATAAACCACACCGCCAGCCGTAGGAGTTGCAGTTGAGTTTGTACCCCCATTAGCTATTGGTAAAGTACCTGTAACACCTGTAGTAAGCGGCAATCCTGTTAAGTTAGTTGCAACTCCTGATGTTGGTGTACCTAATAAAGGTGTCACTAATGTAGGTGAGGTGTTTAGTACCACTGAGCCTGAGCCCGTACCTGTAGTGACACCTGTGCCTCCGCCTAGTAGTTGCAGAACCCCGGAGGCGTTGAATTGCGAGCTTCCGATCGCTATATTACTTGCTTGTGTCATTATATTGTTCCTAATATAGTAATTGTTGATGTTTCTTTATCTATTTCCATAGTGCCTTCACAAGCAATATTCCAATCATCCCCAGTTCTTTCATCATTTACTGGCACATTAATCTGAATATGTTTACATAGGAACTCATTACCATTCTCAAAGACTCTCCATACATGGTCTACTGTACCTCTGCCATCTTGTCCACGAGACTTATTGAATCTGATTAAATACTTGTTCATATCACCTCCGCTGGAGCTTGACATGAGTGTGCTTGGCTAGGGATAACATTGATATTCATGTGTACAAACTGAAGAGCTTTATTAGCGCCATTCTTGGTAAAGGAATGAGGAAGGTAAGCATTAGAAATCATTAGCATCCCAGCTTTAGGTGTAAAGTTCACCATACGACTAGCCTGTGTTGCTTGTGTACTATCCTCTTCCTCTAAGGCAATAATAACCTTACTGGCTCTTGGGTCGTGAAATATTGCTTTAGAGCTTTCTTCAGGGACATCAAGAAAATAAAAAGCAGTTAGTTGTATACCACCACCATGTATGTGTTCTGCCATTGCAGAGCCTGTATCATGGTCTTGTGTCCACATAGAACTAAATACAGTTCTATATTTATCCATTGCATAACCTTGAGACTTCAATACATTCCAAGCAGTATTTAACACGTACATATTAAAATCATGCATTGATGGTTCAGCACTAAAGTCCTCTGTCATTTTACAAGGATATAATACATCTACTACTTGTGTAGATTTTGCTATGTATGAATCTGAAACTGCTTTAACTGTTTCTAAATACTCAAGCTTATCCATTGTATAAACACTAGATGGGAAGTAATCAAATTGATTCCATGAATCTGTTGTCATTAAACTACCACCCCTTTAGATTTTTTAGGTACTGTAGGTAGTGTAGTTAAAGTAATAACTGAACTCATATTGTACCAAGTTAAAAATGTTTGTTGCATCTGTACAAATAAAGCATTAGCAGCGTCTAACCCTGTAGCTTCAGTATATGTACCATCAATAGAATTAAAAACATGATAAGTTTTTGATGTGTTTGGTTGTTCTAAAGTTAAATCACAAGAACTCCATACTTGATAGCCATTAGCATCAATAGAGGATATAGCAACAGAAAACCTATCGGCTTGCTGTGTTAAGTATGCTTGTTGATTTAATATTAATTGGTTTTGTGCATCTGTTAAAATGCCTACGTTCCATGCTGTATTAGGAATCCCTAAAGCGACTCCATCGGTCTGAGTCGTTGTGTCAGGAACATAATAAATAGTTTGGCTATTTGCTAAATCATTTACTTGAAAGATGTCCATTATGCTACTGCCCCCCATACATTACCTGTGGTGATATAAGTCACTGTGTGCCCATTAAGTGATATGGCTTTACCTCCAACTCCACCTGCAGTAGTTAAATAACCAGTAGCACCAAAACCTATACCTCCTGAAGCACCCCATCCCCCTCCACCACCTGCACCACAGTAAGTTGCATTACCACCTACAGCATTTGAAGAACCCCCAGCAGCAGAACTATTACAGGTACCACCAGCCCCTCCTGTCCCTGGGAAAATTTTACCTCCACCTCCACCACCATGCCCAACGGAACAGTTACAATACTTGGCACCACCACCCCCGCCAGACCCGCCTCCCATGCCTACGCCCGCGACAGTACAGCCAAGACCATTAGTTCCTGATGCTCCTATTGCCCCGCCATTTCCGCCAGCATAATGCGCACTTCCACCAGCTCCACCACCTGCTCCGCCACCACCACCAGCTGCACCACAATCACTGGTAACAGCCCTACCATTACTTCCACCACCACCACCCCCGCCACCTATATATGCATTATTGGTGAGAGATATATTGTACCCTATACTTAATGCAACACCTGCTGAACCACCCACCCCACTTGGTGCATTACCACCCAGTCCCCCCTGTCCCATAATATATCCATTATTGACAAGTTTAACGGTATCACCAGTTGTGCCGCCTGTTAGTGTTAGTCCTGCGGTAGCTACGGCATTAGACCAAAGATAAACACCAGTATTTACGGTAATAGTTACATCAGATTTACCTGCAGAATATCCACTAATTGCGCTAAGTGCTAAAGAGGCATTACCTGTATTAGTTGTAAATGTATAGCTAATAGCAACTCTATTAGATTTTCCCCAAAAGTTTGTAGGCATAGCAATAGCCCCACTCGGTACACCAGCTAATGTTCTTACGGCAGCATCATTAAGACTAATTGTGGTAGTTCCATTACCACCATTTTCAATTTCAATAGACTGCCCTGCGGTAGTACCACCTAAACTTATTGGTCCTGAAGAATTCAATGTCATTTATATTTCCTATATCACTTGAGGATAGTATTTAGTATCTATTTCAATAATACACTTTGTAGGGTCCGCATTACTAGCAGTTGCATCTAGTTTAGCTTTCATATCAGGGTCATTACGTCTATCAATAATAATTGCTATTAATAGGTCAGATAAAAACTGTTCAAAGTCAGGAGTACCTTTTAATTGATAAGCACTTAAACTTTCAGGTATAGTAAATAATTCTGATTCAAATATAAACCTATTACCATTAGGTCCTTGTTCTAAAACAGATCCTCCAAATTCTAACACTAAATCAGTATAATGTCCAGATAACACTTTGCATCTAGTCTTAAATAAATTAAGGTCAGAATACTCATATATAAAGTCTATGTTGTTTATCATTATTAGACCCCTTGAGTAGCCTCAAGTCTATCTACTTTTGCTGACAATTCTTTAATAGCTTCAATTAACAATGGTACTAAGCGCTCATATCTAACAGTTAAATACTTATCATCAATCGGTGCTGGAGCTACTACTTCAGGCATTATTGCTTGAACTTGCTGGGCTGATACTCCGACTTCTTTGACTACTGCATATCCGTAAGATTGAGCAAGTTCGTTAGCTTCATAATAGAAGCCATTTAGCGTATTAACTTTAATCAACGCATTAGGGATATTGCCTAGATTAGTTTTAAATCTATCATCAGAATAATAAGCTGTAATATTATTTGTTGCTCTAATTTCACCAGCGGTACCTGATCCCGCGGTACCTACTCCTAGGGAATTTACTTGAAAGTTAGTTGCTGTACCAATGGTAGCAATGACCTGAGCCGATGATGCTGCTGTGAATGCTGATGTGCCATTGCCAAAGGCAATACCTGATAGTGTTGCTACACCAGTACCACCGTTAGTTGGGGTTAGTGCACCTGAGATGTTAGTGTTTGCCGTACCGATTGCTAAGGCACCAAAGGCCGGAGCCGCAGCGCCTGCTGAGATCAGTGCTTGACCTGATGTGCCTGCCGCTGTAACTGCATAGGCTGTACCAGTACCGTAAGCAGCTCCGCCTGCTGTTGCCGTAGCTGTTGAGTTCGTACCGCCGTTGGCAATCGCCAAGGTGCCTGCTAGGGTGATTGCTCCAGAGGTTGCTGAAGCTGGCGTTAATCCTGTAGAGCCACCACTGAATGTACTAACTGTTGCCGCGATAGCAATAACACTATACACAACACACTCAATAAGATCTCCAGTAATTGCGCCTGTTGCTAAAGTGACTGAAGTACCATTGGTAGCGGTATAGTCAGCATTAGCTAACTTAATACCATTGCGGTATACATCAATTGCACCAGCTACGTAGGAAATTGTAAATACTGTCTGACCTGATGTGGCAGTGAAGTCTGTTCTTGTTATGGTTGAAGCCCCGCCCCCACCAATCGCACCCCAAACAGTCCCATTGTACCCCTCAAATGATCCGGTTGTTGTATTGAAGCGCAACATACCCTGAACACCAGTTGGCTCTTGAGCTGTGGTACCTGCAGGTACTGTGATTGCTCCAGTACCTAAGAAAATACCCGAAGTGGCACTCTTGGTTGCAATGACCTGAACGACGCCAGAGTTGTCCTTATAGAACAACTTACCGTCAATGATATTAATCGCTAGTTCACCGTTGACCAAGTTCCCTGCTGTAGGGGCATTGGTTGTTGTTGCACTGTAATACAGCGATAGTGGGGTAAACCCGGTTGCTGCCATAATATTTCCTTAATTAAAAAGTTCCGCCAGCTAATCCGCCGACAACACCAGACCCAATTGATACGACCCCTGTTGCTGAAATCAACATTGAGTCTGTTGCACTACTATTTGTTACAAAATGAATTGCGTTTGCTGTTGCTGTACCTATTGCCAAGTCTGCTGTCTGTGAGTACAAATAGACGTAACCAGCCCCACCCAATGACCCTGTTCCTGAGAACGCGGAACTATTCATCCCGAAGTCACCATAATAGGCGAGGCTTGTCCCGCTGTTATTACTGACAATAAAGTCAGTCGATGCCGTGGCACCAGTGCTAGTATTCTGTAATATTATCTGAGCGTAACTATTTACACTCGTATTAAACGAGGCGAATAGGTTAGTGTCAGAGTATGACATTGTACCAAAGCTATACGCCCCTGAAGTAGCCGCTGAAGTAATTGCACCCGTGGCGGCGTAGCTTGTTGCTGACGCCACACCTAACACAGGCGTCACTAAGGTTGGGCTTGTACTTAATACTGTATTACCTGTCCCTGTACTTGTTGTTACTCCGGTACCACCATTGGCTACTGCCAATGTGCCTGCCAAAGTTACTGCTCCAGATGTTGCTGTTGCCGGAGTTAATCCTGTAGTACCACCACTAAATGTTGTTACACCACTAGCAGACCCATTGATCGTTTGGTTTGGAAACGTACCCGTGATGGTAATGTTTGTTCCCGCCACTAATGATGGTGTTGCTGTTCCTGTACCACCGTTGGCTAATGCCACTATGCCTGTTACATTAGACGCAGTACCTGTGGTATTCTGGTTAAATGTAGGCCATGTAAATGTACCTGTACTAAAGTTCCCACTGGTAGGTGTACCTAGTAGTGGTGTCACTAAGGTTGGGCTTGTGCTTAATACTACACTACCACTACCTGTACTTGTTGTTACTCCAGTGCCTCCATTGGCTACATTCAATGTACC